AGCAGACCGAAGTGGCCATACGCCCTAGATAATAAGATTGTCCAAGTGTCCAAGGTTAAATACAGAAAGGGAATGGGACTTTGATATGAGAATTTACTTTAGCGGAGGTGGTGGTGGAGCTGGTGGGTGTGGTGAACCGGAAGACTTAATTGCAGACCGCAAGCCCCACATCATGCTAACCTTCCACGAACTCCACAAGCGGCAGGCAACCACAAAGAAACGTTTGAAACGGCACTTGAAAAGATTACGCAATGAAAATAAATAGAGAACTCTTACTGAACGCACTCAACATGGTTAAACCGGGCTTGTCCCCGCGAGAATTTATCGAACAGAGTTCCTGTTTCGTATTCCAAAACAAGCAGGTGATGACCTTCAATGATGAGGTGGCTTGCCGTAAAGAAGTTGAACTGGATATCACCGGGGCCATCCAAGCCACATCCCTTCTCTCCATCCTGGAGAAGATTGGAGATCCGGAATTAATGGTCCGGGAAAACGATGCCGGGGAACTGGAATTCAAAGGCAAGCGCAAGGGCTTTGGAATCATCAAAGACGCAGAAGTCTTCCTCCCCATTGACAAGGTGGAAGAACCGGGCAAGTGGCGGTCCCTGTCCAAAGAGTTCACCGAGGCGGTGGGTCTGGTCCAACATTGCGTTTCCACGGATGAATCCAAGTTCACTTTAACTTGTATCCAAATCACGCCAGAATACATTCAGGCTTGCGATAACCTCCAGATCATGAGGTGTAGGGTCAAAACCCGCATCAAACGGCCCCTGCTGGTGCGTGGGGCGTCCCTAGCCCACATCACGTCTCTGGGCATGGACCAGTTTTCGGTCACCAAGGACTGGATTCATTTTAAGAACGGGGATGGGTTGATCATGTCGGTTCGCACCTACCAAGAAGAGTTCCCAGACCTGGATGGTTTGATGGCGGTGGAAGGGAATGAAATCACCATCCCCAAAGGAATGAAAGAAGCCAGTGAATGTGCGGCGGTGTTTGCCATGGACAAGTCCGGAGATCCACAAGTTCAGGTTCGGCTTTCCAGTGGTCGGGTCCAGTTGGCCGGGGAGGGTCTTACGGGCTGGTATCGGGAGACGCGGAAAATTAATTATCAAGGACCGGACATCTCCTTCGTTATTGCCCCGGAATTGTTACGGCATATCAGCGAGAAATATTCGGAGGCCACGTTAACGGAAGAGAAGTTACGGGCCGAGGGTGGGCAGTGGGAATACGTTACGGTCCTCGGAGCACTCGCAAGCACAGATGAATAGAAAGCACCACCAAGATGAAGGGATTTTTTACGGAGGGGACCGAGTTCGACAAGACCTCGTTGGGGTCTGTGCCTCGTTGCGGGGCATGCGGTCTCTATAAGGATTGCCAGACACCAAAGATTCCAGTTCAAGGGGAGGGTGGTAAGCGTGTTCTCATTGTTGGGGATGCCCCCGGTATTCAAGAGGACGAGTCTGGGGAATTGTTTACAGGGCAATCCGGCCAGAAGTTGCGGGAATGTTTAGGCACCATTGGAATTGATCTGGAGGAGGATGCTTGGGTTACCAACTCTTTGATCTGTCACACCGACAAGTTACCAGACTCGAAGCAAGTCGGCTGGTGTAGACCAAACCTAGCCTCCGCCATTTCAAAACTTAAGCCGCGAGTTGTTATCACCCTTGGCCGTTTTCCTCTTACAAGTATCCTTGCGGAGTATTGGACAAGGGTGGACGAGCTGGAGCGATGGGTGGGCTGGAAGATACCGTTGGAACGACATTGGCTTTGCCCTACCTATCATCCCAATTTTCTCTCCCGCCAGAAGAACTCCCTAGTCGAAAAGAAATTTATAAAGGATCTAAGACGGGCATTCGCCATAGACCGCGACCCACCAAAGCAACCAGACTGGGAAGAGAAGGTGGAGATACTGTATGAGGAGGACGAGATTGTGGATGCCTTGGAAGAGATAGGGCAAAGTGAATGGACGGCTTTCGATTACGAAACTAATTGCCTGAAACCAGAATATCCAGAAGCAAAAATCTACTCCTGCGCAGTATCCAATGGGGACCGGACGATCAGTTACTTGTGGAAGGGTGGTGCCATCGAGGCAACTGGAGAATACCTACGGGGCAAGTCCAAGAAGATAGCCAGTAATTTGAAGTTCGAAGAAAAGTGGACCCGCATGGAATTTGGACACGGCGTTCGCAACTGGGGATGGGATACCATGATCGCAGCCCACTGCCAGGATAACCGCCCCGGTATCTGTTCCATCAAGTTCCAATCGTTTGTGAAGTTGGGTTGCCCTTCTTACAACGAAGTTGTCGCCCCCTACCTTTCAAGCAGTGGCTGGTATAACAGAATCCACCACATAGACGTCCGCCAGTTACTTCTCTACGGGGGAATGGACGCGATTTTAGAATATAAGGTGGCCATGAAACAGAGGAAGGAAATGGGATATTGAAAAAGGTCCACACCATACGGCAAGCAGGTTACCAGTTACTCCATCAAGGGATGCGTGAACTTGCCATTGTAGAACGCAACGGTATCCGGATCGACACTGGCAGATTGGCCAACACCAAAGAACGACTTGGAACTTATATCGCCAACCTGAAAAGGAGTATGAAGGGGGATGAAATTTGGAAGCTATGGCGCCGGCGCTTTGGACAGAAGACAAATCTCACCTCCCGTGATCAATTGGCTACCATCCTGTTCGATGAAATGGATTTTGAACCATCCTCGGAGACTGGTGGTGGCAAGGTAAAGATGGATGAGGAAGCACTACAGAAAATCGATCATCCCTTTGTAACTAACTGGACCCGGCACGCACGATATGAAAAAACACTTGGCACGTTCCTTAAAGGTATCGAGAAGGAAGTTGTTAACGGCAGGCTTCACCCTAGTTTTAATCTGCACACTGCTCGCACCTATCGCAGCTCCTCCGATTCTCCTAATTTTCAAAACTTCCCCGTAAGGGATAAAGAGATTGCAGAATTGATCCGCAACTTGTTCATTGCCTCCAAAGGGTGTGTGCTGGTGGAGAATGATTTTAAGGGCATCGAGGTTTCCATGTCCGCTTGCTACCATAAAGATCCGGTCTTCACCTCTTACATCACAACACCGGGCAAGGACATGCACCGCGACATGGCCGCACAACTCTATTGCCTAGACCCGAAAGATGTCTGCAAGGATGCAAGGTATGGTGCCAAGAATAAATTCGTATTCCCTCAATTCTACGGCGACTATTATGTGGCTTGCGCCCGGCAACTCTGGGAGTGGATGGAGAAGGGGAAATTAAAGGGTCCGGATGGCAAGAGTTTGAAACGCCATTTGAAACGCCATGGCATTCTGCGGCGTGGGGACTGTGATCCGGATTCCAAACCACAAGACGAGACTTTTGAAAAGCATGTGAAGAGCGTGGAAGATGATTTCTGGAACAACCGATTTATGGTCTACGGCAAATGGCGCAAGGAGTGGTTTGCCCAATACCTCGACAAAGGTTACTTCGATCTCCTTACCGGCTTCCGTGTCTACGGTTCTTTCGGCCGCAATGCGGTTACCAATTATCCCGTTCAAGGTTCCGCCTTCCACTGCCTGCTCTGGACTCTTATACAAGTGAACCGCAAGCTGCGTAAGTATAAGATGAAGTCCAAAGTGGTGGGACAGATCCATGATAGTTTGATCGGGGATATTAATATTAAAGAGTTGCGTGATTACCTGGAAATTGTGGAGGAGACAACCTCGGTTGAATTACGTAAGCACTGGCCGTGGATCACGGTGCCGATGGTTATCGAGTATGAGATAGCTCCCAAGGGTGGGACGTGGTTTGAAAAACAGGAAGTGAAATTCTCCAATGGCAGGTTCCACCATCCCACCAAACCACGGACAACAGACGATCCAATTAAATTTCTAAAAACACTAAAGACATGAACTTAGTAAATCTTACAAAGCGGGTCCACACACTCAATCACAAGTGGTGGGTGGATATCGAAACGGGGGAACCCGTTGAACGCAACATAAGGGAACTCCTTGCACTGGTAATTTCCGAACTTTCCGAATGCCTGGAAGGGGAGCGCAAGGATTTGATGGACGACAAGATAACAAGCCGGCGAATGGCAGAGGTGGAAATGGCAGACGCCTATATCCGTCTCCTGGACTTGGCAGGGGGATTTGATATGGGGGAATTCGTCACCGAGATCAAGCCACCAAAGGAAGGGTTTGAATTACCAGATAATAAAGGGGACGCCATTTACCACATCATGGCGGCGGTCATTTGTTGTGAGGTAGAAGATGAAATCAATATGCAATACCTTAATTTCAGTTTAGCCTTAATCAAAGACTACTGTAAACGATACGGCTACGATCTGTTCGCCGCACTGGAGGAGAAGTTGGCATACAACATGAGCCGCCAAGACCATACACATGAAGCACGCCGGGAAGCCGGGGGAAAGAAGTTTTAAATTATGAGCGAATATTATAAAAAGTATCGACCGAAATCCCTGCGCAGTATTGTAGGACAGGAGAACGCCGTGGCATCCCTGTCCAGTTTAGTGGACCGCCAAGCCGTTCCCCATTTCATTCTCCTCACCGGTCCCTCCGGATGCGGTAAGACCACCATTGCCCGTGTGATGAAGGATCTGCTGGAGTGTGGTAACGCCGATTTCATTGAAAAGAATTGCGCAGACTTTAAAGGCATCGACACGGTTCGCGAAATCCGGAAGCATGTGAACCTCCGACCAATGGACGGGGATGTCCGGATCTACCTTGTGGACGAATGCCACAAGCTAACACCGGATGCCCAAGAAGCCTTTCTTAAGATGCTGGAAGACACTCCCAAGCATGCGTATTTCATCCTGGCCACCACGGACCCTGAGAAACTCAAAAAGACCATCCACACAAGGGCAACGGAAATTAAGTTGAACCCCGTGGACCGGAAGGGTCTGGTTAAGATCATCAAACGGGTTGCGAACAAAGAAGGATTGTCGATAGCCGAAGAGGTGGCAGAGGAATTGGCCGAGGCCTCAGAGGGCTCTCCCCGCAAAGCATTGGTTCTCCTGGAACAAGTGGGATCGTTGGAAGGCACCCCGGCACAACTGGAAGCCATTAAGGTCACCACCTTTGACAAGGATGAATCCATTAACCTTGCCCGCGCCCTTATGTTCGGTAAGGCATCATGGCCGCAGGTGGCTGCTATTCTACGCAAACTCCAAGACCAAGATGCGGAGGGAATTCGGTATATGGTTCTGGGCTATGCCAATTCCGTTCTCCTTGGTAAGAGCAAAGGGCAACCGGCAACCGGGCAGCTGGCTGAGAAATGTTTTCAGGTGTTGGAAATCTTTGGGGATAATTTTTACAGCTCAAAGATGCCAGGATTAACGGCCGCATGCTACGAAGTTGCGACCAAGTAACAGATAATAAGGTATGGCTACACGAAAAGAAGAAGCAGAATCAATCACCGAGATTGATAAGGACAATCTGGACAAGGAATGTGTAAATCTTCCATCGGATTATCGACGGTTCGCTTTTCTGGCGGCAGAGAGTAAACGGGATGTCCAAGAGGCCAAGGCTTACTTAGACGTTGTCTCCGCCCGATTGGGCTTGCAGATCCGCAGGCATCCGGCAAAATACGACATTGAGAAACTGACTGAATCTATCGTAAGTTCCACCGTCCTTGTCCAAGAGGAATGTGTGGAAGCAACGAAAGCACTTATCAAAGTCCAGCACCGGTATGAAATGACGCAAGCCGTGGTGTGGGCGATGGAACATAAAAAACGGGCACTGACATTGTTGGTCGAGCTCCACGGATTAGGATATTTTTCGGATGTTAAAATGAACAGTAAGGGCAAGGAAGCCGTGGAAGAAATGACTAAGAAGTCTGTGCGGACACGTCGAAGAATGGAAAAAGAATAAACCACAAAACAAATGAGCAAACGAGCTAAAAGCAAAAAACGGAATTACACCTCCGCACGAGAGCGGGCGGATAAACAAAACGCCGGATTCACTTCCTCCTACCTGAAAATCCCGGAAGGGATGCAGATGTTTAAACCGAAGGCACAGACCTTCCTTTTAGACATCATGCCTTACGTTGCGGGAGAGGGAAATGAATTCGCACAACCGGGAGCCATCCACTGGGAACGCACTTACTACGCTCACAAGCGTGTCGGTGCCAATGGGGATGCCTACCTCTGCCCCCGCCGCAACGCCAACAAGAAATGCCCGATCTGTGAATACCGTTCCAAGTTACAAGCGAAGGGTGATGATCAGGACGAGAAGCTGATCCAAGACTTGGCACCCAAGCAACGCCAACTCTTCATTGTTAAGAATCTCAAAGATCCGGAACGTGGAAATCAGTTGTTCGATATCAGTTTCCATCTGTTCGGCAAAACCTTGGACACTCGTATTCGCAACTCCGATGAGGAGGACGAGTGGGACAAGTTCTTTTTTGCAGAGGACGGACTGACCCTGCGTGTCGGGTTCGGTGAAAAATCTTTCGCCGGCGTTACGTATTACGAAGCAGAGACCATTGATTTCAAACCACGGAAAAATCAGTATGAGGATGACGTGATTGATGAGATGCCTTGCTTGGACGACATGCTTATCGTGCCCAGTTACGATGACCTGAAATCCATTTTCCTGGAATCCACACCTACCAAGGCCAAGGCCAAAGAGGAGGAGGAAGATGACGAGGATGATGACGAGGAGGAGGCACCGCCCGTGAAAAAGAAAGCACCGGCCAAGAAGAAAAAACCGGCCCCCGTTGAAGACGACGAGGACGATGACGAGGATGATGACGAGGAGGAGGACTTGCCGCCCGTTAAGAAAAAGAAATCCGCACCCAAGGATGATGACGAGGACTGGGATGACTTTGACGAGGACGAGGACGAGGAGGAGGATGAACCCGCCCCCAAGAAAAAACCGGCTAAGAAAAAATCCAAACCTGCCCCGGTAGAGGAGGATGACGACGAGGACGATTGGGATGATGAGGACGAGGACGAGGAACCCGCCCCCAAACCCAAGAAAAAACCGGCTAAGAAAACAGCCAAGAAAAAACCGGCCCCCGTTGAAGACGACGAGGACGACGATGATGACTGGGACGATTAAGGATTCATCTTGGCTACCACCAAACAACTTGCCAATGCCCTCCTAGCCAAACGGGAGCGGACTAGGCACACCGGGGAGAGTGCTGTTTCTTCAGGCAGCACTCTCCTTAACCTTGCTTGCACAGACAATCCGGATTTCGGATTTATGAAGGGCGGTTATTATTACCTTGTGGGGGATTCCACCAGTGGTAAGACGTGGCTGTCCCTGTCTTGCTTTGCAGAAGCGGCCAAGAGCAAAGCGTTTAAAGATTACCATTTGATCTTCGATGACGTGGAGGGTGGTGCGCTCATGGATGTGGAACACTATTTCGGGAAGGCCGTGGCCGACCGGATGGAACCTCCCGCTTTTAAAAACAAGCAACCCGTTTTCAGCGATACCGTGGAATCCTTTTACTTCCACATCACCGATCGCATCAAAACTGGAGAACCATTTATCTACGTTCTGGATTCCCAAGACGCACTCGGTTCCGCCAGCTCGGCCAAGAAGTTTGAAGAGCATAAGGCCGCATCCCAGAAGGGAGAAGTTGCCGCAGGTTCCTACGGGGACGGCAAGGCAAAATACCATAGCGAGAATATCCGTGTCGTCCTTACCGGTTTGCGTAAGACGAAATCCATTCTCATCATCATTGGGCAGACCAGAGACAATCTGGGATTCGGTTTCGAGCAGAAGACCCGAAGTGGCGGTAAGGCACTGCGGTTCTACGCGAGCATGGAAATCTGGACCAGTGTCGGAGGACGTATTAAAAAGTCCGTCCGCGCAAAGGAACGCACCATAGGGGCCAAGTGTTTAGCCGAGGTGAAGAAGAACCGTGTCACCGGTAAGATTGGTAAGGACCGGCAAGTCCAGATCCCTATTTATTACGATCTCGGCATCGATGATGTGGGGTCCATGGTGGATTTCCTAATCGGTGAAAAACATTGGAAGAAGATTGGTGGCAAGGAAAGTAAACGGTTCGACGCCGTGGACATTCTCTTGGAAGGTTCCCGCAACCAGATCATAGCCCACATAGAAGAGGAGAACCTGGAGCAAAAGATAAAAGGTATCGTTCACAAGGTGTGGACGGAAATAGAAGCAGCCAGTAAACCAAACCGAAAGAGACGTTACCAATGATCCCAACAGATTTCCCAGAATCCAACATGACATTCAAATCCCCTCCGGACATGCCGGGAACGTGTGAAGATGTGCGTGGTTATATGGGGCAGGTGAAGGGCGGTCCATTCGATGGTGCCCAGCATACCGTTGTTGCGTGGCAACCCACGGAAGAAGAAATCCACAGAATGGCAAACGGGGAACCGATCTACCTATCTGTAATTGGAAATCTCCCACCGCATTATCTTTGCATGAGTTATGAGGAGGCCGTGGAACAATGATGCAAAGAACATCATGGACGAAAAGGGATACGGATAAGATGCTGGATCTATTCCTGTCTGGAGTAAACCCCGCAAGGATTGCGGTGAAGATGGGATGGTGCCATGCGGATATCAATCGCCAGTTAAATAGATTTTTCAATAATGAAAAGGATCGTTGCAATACCTACACCGCCATCCGGCGCACTTCCCGTCTTGGTGCAAAGTGGACGGAGAATGAAAGTGAACTGGTTAAAGGCATGCGCAAGGCTGGTGTTCTCGCACCCGCCATGGCAAACGTCCTCGCCCGCCGTTCGAAGGAAATCAAAGACGGGCCTGGATCGGGATTCCATTCACAGATGAAGCAAGTGGCAGTGTCTGCGGACCTGCTGGAAGCTTATCAATACCTCTACCACGTTACCTCCCGCAATCCTGGCCCGGGAGTAATCCCCGATGATGAATACGACCAGTTGAAGGAAACAGAACAGGAGTTCGGTCCGGTTACCGGTCACGAACATTCCCCACCACGGAAGAAGGTGGTCGAGTATGCCCCACACATCCGGGAACTTGCCGGATACCTTTACCATAAATGGCTGGAGTCTAAATGAAACGTTGGCTCATACTTGATGTTCACTACCTCTGCCACCGGGCATTCCACTCCACACAGAATCTCACCCACAACCAGAAAGGTTCTGGCGTGGTCTTTGGCTTCCTTAAATCCATTACACACCTGAAGGATGAATTTGGAACCGACAACATAGCCTTCTGCTTTGAACATCCACACTTGTTCCGCCGTGATATTTATCCCCAATACAAACGCAAGCGGACTACCGTGGAGCGCACGGATGAAGAAAAGGTTTTATACGAATCCCTGATCATCCAGATTTCCGAACTCCAGAAAAGGTATCTCCCCCGCATCGGTTTCAAGAACATATTCTCTTACCGGGGAATGGAGAGCGATGACACCATGGCTCGAATTGCGGAAATCTATAAGGAGGAAGCAGAAATTATCCTGGTGACCGCAGATAATGATATGCTCCAATGCCTAGACGATAACGTAAGTATCTGGAACCCGGCAACCCGTAAGCGAAAGACCGTGGAGTGGTTTGAAAGGGAATACAAATTGGATCCCCGCAAGTGGGCAGTGGTTAAAGCCATTGCCGGTTGCTCGAGTGATGAGGTGGAGGGAATCAAAGGTGTTGGGGAAAAGACCGCGGTCAAATTCCTACGTGGCATCCTCCCCACCAAGTCCAAGGCATACCAATCCATCGTCTCCTCACAGGGCAAGGCCATTGTGCGCAGGAATCGTGCCTTGGTGCGATTACCATACGAAGGATGCCCTACACCTGCCCTAGTGGTGGACGAAGTCAACAGGGCGGGCTGGAGGGACGTTTGCGGGATGCTGGGAATGCGTTCCATAGCCTCCACACCACCAATTGCCACCAGAACCAGAAAATAATATTATGCCTGACGAAATTACCCGAACAGATTTGGAAAAGATTTTAAGCAACCTCGTGAACAATCAAGAGATGCTTGAAGCCTCGATGAAACCTATAGCGCAACTCATGTTTGCCAAACTGGAATCCCTTACCGCCGCCGGATTTAGCCGGGCTGAGGCCATGGAGCTTTTGAAACAACGGGGCTTGAACGCGTGAGGGCGAACAAGGGCAGTAAGTTTGAACGGGAAATTTCCAAGCGTCTTTCCCTTTGGTGGACCCACGGGGAACGGGATGATGTATTCTGGCGATCCTCCCAGAGTGGTGGCCGGGCAACACAACGGGCCAAGTTCGGTAAGAAGACTCACGGGTCATACGGAGATATCGCCGCATTAGATCCCATTGGGGAACCCTTAATGAAGTTTGCCACCATTGAATTGAAGTGTGGTGGCACCCATGGTTCCCCGTGGGAGTTATACGAATCCATCCCACCAAAGAAGAACGCCCAGAAGCCATTTGAAAAAGCCATCACCCAAGCCAAACGTTCCGCAGAACAGGCAGAGTCCAAGGGATGGGTCTTAATTGTGAAACGGGATTTCAAACAACCGATTCTTTATATCGACCGATGGCTGCACATCAAACTTGGAATTCCCATTGCCCCTTATGTCAACTTCTCCATCCCTATTCGCCAGAAGGACGGCAAACCGGAGGTGTTCAAGTTCTCTGCTTTTTTGTTGGAAGATTGGTTAAAGAAAATTACACCGGAACAGATAATAAATATATGAAGAAAGTTTGCGTTTTACTATCGGGAGGGATGGATTCAGCTGTCCTCTTACAACACCATATCCACAACGGGGATCAGGTTCGTGCCATTGCCTTTGATTACGGACAGCGCCATAGCTGTGAACTGGATCGTGCGGAGATGCTGGCTGCTAGCAAGGGCGTGGACTTTGTGATTGCGGATGTTTCCTGTATGGCAGAGTTACTTCCCGGGAGTTCCCAAACCGATAAGAACGTGGCGGTGCCAGAAGGGAAGTATGATGAAGATTCCATGAAGGCAACCGTGGTTCCAAACCGGAACATGATCATGCTCTCCATTGCAATCGGTCACGCCATTGCCCACAAGTGCGATGCGGTATCCTATGCAGCCCACGGCGGGGACCATGCCATCTATCCGGATTGCCGACCAGAGTTTGCGGATGCTGTAAACGCCTGCGCTCAACTCTGTGATTGGCACAAGGTGGAACTCATTCGCCCGTTTATAAATATCACCAAGGCCGACATCTGCCAGAAGGGAAATGAGCTCGGTGTGGACTTTGCCAGAACGTGGTCTTGTTACCAAGGGGAAGACTTGCACTGCGGACGATGCGGAACTTGTGTGGAACGCAGAGAGGCTTTTTATCTTGCCGGCGTTGCGGACCCCACTGCCTACGGACCCTCCTCCCCGACCGTAGAGCAGATGATCCAAAACGATTGGCACTTGCCCAAGGACTAACTGCCACGGGCAAGCCCCCGGGATCGGTGTTGTTTCCTTATTGCCAACACCGGTCCCTTTTTTTTGTCTTCTTCCGATACATGTCTCAAGACACTCGTCCTCCTTTGAGACACTTTCCCCTTGTAGATATACGTAAGTCGTTGATATAGGATAAATTTCTCGTTGGTCTGGAACTTGCTTATAGTAGGGTGTGAGTGAAAATAGTAAAAACCAAACCGAAAGCAACAAGATGAAAAAAACCATCCAAGTCAACAGCCTCGTCGTCCTCGGTCATCACCCCTCCATTTGCCGCAACTTCAATTTGGCTCCTGGACTGGTGGGAACGGTTAAGGGGATCACCAAGAATTTCGCCTCGGTGGAAATCGACGGGAATCGTTGGACCATTAATTGCAAAGCACTCATCGCCGCCTAAAGAAGATAATATTAACAAGGGGGAGGTAACACTCCCCAAAACCAAAACCAAGAAAGCAAAAATACCAAGATGAATAATTCAATAATCACCAGCAAGGGCGCCACCGCCACCACACTCGAAGAAACCTTAGTTAACGCGGACCTGAACTGGGAAGTGCTGTCCGACAACGTTGGCGGCATGGATACCGGTATCCAAATGCCCCGCGCCAAAATGATCTACCGCAGTGACAACAATGCACCTTTGGGCATTGTTGGACAGGATTACAAACCCTCCGATCCCCGCCAATTCGTTTCCAGTCAGTTTGAATTCGCGGAAGCAGTAGGTGGTAAGGTTTCCCAAGTGGGATTCATCCACGACCGCAGCCGGGCATTCGCCTTTGTGAACGTTGGCGATATCGTTATCGACCGCAAGGATGCCAAAGTGGGCGATCCCATGCGGGCTTACATTTACAGCACGGACGGATGGGACGGTGGGACTCCCCGTAAATCCCGTCTCTACATCGAACGGTTGTCCTGCTTAAACGGGCAAACCAGTAAGCAGCTCCAATCCACCTTCTGGGTTTCCCATACCAAGAACATGGATGACCGGATTGAATCTGGGATCAAACCCTTCCTGAACGAAATCACCAACACCGTGGATGAATACCGGAACCAGTTTAAGAAACTGGCGGACACCTCCATGAACAAGGAACAGATGGAAGAGTTCCTGGAGAAGTTACTGCCCGGCAAATCCACTCTCTCCCAGAACCGCCGCAAGGGTGTGGTGAGCTTGTTCGAAGAAGGTGCTGGCAACTTTGGCAATTCCCGCTGGGATGCTTACAACGCCGTGACCGAGTTCGTTACACACAACCGCGGTTACCGGGAAACCGATGTTCGCTCCGCATCCACGAACCGATTCTTTGGTGTCCTGGAGACGGATACTTTGGCCGACAAGGCACTGGCCCTGCTGAATAACTAAGCAGGCCAGATCAAACGGGGGAGAGGAATCCACAACCTCTCCCCCTACCTTTCAAAAAATAATGAATATTATAGAGATGAAAAAGCCCCAAACATTTGCCAAAAAAATCGCAGCAATCCAGAATCTGCCTTACTGCGCGTCGAACTTAGTTTCTTTGGAATCCCAGATGCTGACCATTATCCGCGCCATTAAGGAACTCCGGGATGAACAGGAAACCAAACGAAACAACCTGCCACTCAGTCTCCATTCTGCTCCTGGGAGTGGTGCTGTTCTTTGGGCAAGGTATGAGATCCTGGACAACTCCATTTACGCCCTAGAGGATATTGATTTCATGCATGACACCACTGAACCGGAATGGGGCAACACCGAGGAAGATTGTTGTAACGAAATCCGCAAGACCATTAAACAAATCATCAGCTACCAACATTACCTTTGCCCACCAGACAGACCACCGAACCCGAACATTGGATTAGGTTAACCAAGAAAGACCAAACCAAGATGAGCAGATTACAAAACATCAAAGACCACGTTGCCAACAAACCCGATATCCTTTTCGGCCTAGACGATGTCCAGTTCCTCTTAGCCTTTATTGAAATCCTGGAGGACCAAGTCGCAGACCTTGAGAGGGCGCAGGTTCCGGAACACCAGTCCTCCCCCTTTGGAATCCGTGAGGAATCCGGATTTGCCCTACTGGTTAATGCACACATGCTGAAACAGGGAAAGAGGGGCATCACCGCCGCCACCATGGCCCATGAATTGGAACTGGGGATGGCGCAGGTCTACACACAACTTCTCAAACTCTATCACGATGACAAAGTCCTGAACCGGAAATCTACTAAGCACGGATTCAAATACACGGTAAAGAAAAAGTATCTCCCATGAAGAAATTATACATTGTCGCATGTGTGGTGGATAACCACATAGAGGTGATAGAAACTATCACTCCCAACTTAACCAAAGCACAACAAACCTTCTGTGCCACGGTGAAAAGAATGGACATGAAAAATATATCAAACGTGTTCCTGGAAGGGTTCGCGGATAACCTACTTACCGATGAAGCCTCCATTACCCTTCTCCGTGAAAATGGTGCGCACCCAATAAAAGTCCAACTCGATTACTGTCTAATACCATGAACAAATCCCTCCTCAATTCCATTATAGCCTCTCGGCCCGCATTGCTCGGTGTGTGCGTGGCAACCCTACCTCCCCCCGTCCTACTCCTCCTCCTGCTATCAAAGCTCGTGGTGACCCTGTTCCGGGGCAAATAAAAGGGGATTTACAGTGGCTCACTTCTGGGCTACTGTAAATCTTATGAATCAAAGAAACGGACGCGGCAAAGGGAAGGGACCACGTCAGGCGACCAAGACAGAAGTCACCACCGAATTTCTGCTCCTGTTCTACGAAGCCTTCCTGCGCGAATATGAAAT